TGGGAAAAGCAGACAGGAAACACTATTGGTCAGGCATCCGAGAAGTTGGGTATTTGGGATCTTATGTTTCTTGCTTATCATGCACATAAGCGTGAACTTGCAGGAGATAAGCCCATCAAACCAATGGATATTTGGATGGAAACAGTAGCGGATGTCATCGTTGGTGATGCAAACCCAAAAGCCATAAAGCAGGAAGCCTAAACAGATTATTGGTTGAGTTGGCAATTGCCACAAAGATACCAATGAGTGAATGGGTTGATGCGGATGACATATTAACAGCGATCGAGATATTGGAGGCAAGGAATGGCTAAAGAAACCATTGCATACAATAAAAACGATCTGCGTGATATTTACAAGGCTTTCAAACTTATGGATGACCAAGCAACAGAGGAAGCAAGAACTCAATCTGCTGCTTTGGCGTATTTTGCATCAGAGGAAATTAAGCAGGCAGCTCGAACTCGAACAAAGGCTGGCAAGGTTGCGGAAAGAGTCGCAGAAGGCGTTAGCATCTCTAAATCCAGTAAAATCGGTGAGTTCCGTTATGGTTTCGCAAGACAAAAGTTTTCAGGTGGTGCTACAACGCAAACCCTATGGGGTGGAGTTGAGTTTGGATCTAATAAGTTCAAGCAGTTCCCTACATATTCAGGACGGCAAGGCAGAGGTTCAAGAGGTTGGTTCATCTATCCAACCCTTCGCAAAATTCAGCCTGAATTGATTAATAAATGGGAACAGGCTTTTAATCGCATTATTAAGGAATGGGTCTAATGGCAACCGGTAATCGCACATTAAAGTTATCAATCCTTGCCGATGTTGATGACTTAAAAAAGAAGCTAGGCGAAGCCGACAAAGCGGTCGAAAGTAATTCAAGCAAGATTTCAGAGTTTGGCAAGAAGGCTGCTGCTGCATTCGCAGTCGCTGCTGCTGCTGCCGTTGCTTATGGCACTAAATTAGCCGTTGACGGGGTCAAGGCTGCCATTGAGGATGAGGCTGCACAGTTAAGGTTGGCTGCTGCTCTACGCACCGCCACAGGGGCAACTGATGACCAAATAAGGGCAACTGAGGCTTATATCTTAAAGACATCTTTAGCAACTGGTGTGGCTGATGACCAACTTCGTCCAGCAATGCAGAGATTAGCGGTTTCGACAAAATCAACTGAGGAAGCCCAAAAATTATTAAACCTTGCTTTAGATATTGCTAAAGGTCGAGGATTAGAACTTGAAACTGTTGCCAATGCTTTAGGCAGGGCTCAGGATGGAAACACCACAGCTCTAGGCAGATTGGGACTTGGTTTATCTAAAGCAGAATTATCAACCTTATCTTTTACTCAGGTTCAAGAAAGATTATCTGATCTTTATGGTGGAGCAGCAGCTGCTAATGCAGAAACATTTCAAGGAAAGATTGATCGCTTAAAAGTAGGATTTGATGAAGCCAAAGAATCCTTGGGTGTCGCTTTACTTCCAGCCGTTGAAAGTTTTATTGGATTCTTAAATGAAACAGGCATACCAACGCTAAATGCGTTTATTGCAGGATTGACTGGCGATCAAGGATTAAGTGCAGGACTGGCACAAAGCCAAAAAGGTGCTGAAACATTTGGCAAGGCAATCGGCGCACTTGCAGATATATTAAAAGGATTTATTAATTTTGTTCGTGAGGTAGTTGGTGGATTGACCGAACTAGCCAATCAAGCAATTCGATTTGCTAACCTTGCTAAACCCGGAGCAGATATTGGTTATATTCCAAATATTTCTCCAAGTGCAAGTCAGGCTGGAATGTTAGGCGCAGCACCATTGCCAGCAGTTCCAGCAAACACCAGAGAAAGCCGAACACCAACTGTTAATAACATTACAGTTCAAGCGGTAGATTCCGAGGGCGCTGCTAGGGCAGTCGCTAAGGTGATTAATCAGAGTTCATCAAGATCAGTTCCACAGCTGTATAACAGCGGCATCACTAGAGCGAGATAATGTCAGTTTTTACGCCTGAGTATAAGTTAAGCATTAATGGTGTGGAATACACCGATGTTGCTATTTCTGATATAGCCCATCAAGCAGGGCGTGAGGATATTTACGCACAACCAACGCCATCTTATATTCAAATCGCATTAGTGGCTTTGAATAATGAAAACTACAATTTCCAAATTAATGACGGAATAGCATTACAGGTCAAAGATAGCACCAATGTTTTTAGGACTTTATTTGGTGGCAACATTACAGACATCACCACCGAGGTTGCATCAGCTAGTAGCGTTGCAGAAACCTTCACTTACACAATCCTTGCATTAGGTTCATTGGCTAAATTACCAAAAGTTATTTATGACGGCACATTGGCTCGAGATGATGACGGCGATCAAATATATGAATTGCTTTCTGATTTATTTCTAAACAATTGGAATGAAGTTCCAGCAGCTGAAACTTGGTCAGGTTATGATCCAACAATTACTTGGGCAAATGCTGAAAATTTAGGACTTGGTGAAATCGATCGTCCTGGAGTTTATGAAATCATAGCAAGAGGATCAGATCCGGATACTGTCTATAACATTGCAAGCCTTATTGCTGACAGCGCATTTGGTGTTTTGTATGAGGATAACGAGGGTCGCATTGGATATGCCGATGCTGTTCACAGACAGAATTATCTTGCCAATAATGGTTACACAGAGATTTCAGCAAACACAGCCTTTGGAGCAGGATTAAAGGTTTTGACTAGGGGTGCGGATGTTCGCAATGACATAATTCTTAACTATGGCAATAATTTTGGTTCACAGAAAAGCGCAATTGATTTAGACAGCATTGCAACCTTTGGTTATCGAGGCGAAACGATCAATACAGTTTTGCATGATGCCACCGATGCTCAAGCTGTGGCTAATCGCTTTATTTCGCTTAGATCCTATCCAAGAGCCTTATTTGACAGCATTACATTTCCATTGACTAACTCAGCCATTGATGATGCAGACCGAGATGCCTTGCTTGGGATCTTTATTGGTCAGCCGATGCGAATAACAGACTTGCCGGTTCAGATAGCCCCATCAGGACAGTTTGAGGGTTATGTAGAAGGCTGGCGTTGGAGCACTAGATTCAACGAATTATTTTTAACCATAAATTTGAGTCCGATTGAGTTCTCCCAAGTTGCAGTTCAATGGGAACAAGTATCAGCCTCAGAGGCTTGGAACACTCTAAGTGGTACACTTACATGGGAAAATGCGATTGGAGCAGTAGCCTAATATGGCAAACACTACGAACTATAATTGGGAAACACCGGACGACACCGATCTGGTTAAGGATGGCGCAGCTGCTATTCGCACGCTTGGTTCATCTATTGATACAACAACCAAAGCGTTAAATCCTTCAACAACGCTCGGCGATATTGAATATCGCTCAGCAACAGCAAACACCAACACAAGACTTGCAATTGGAACAACTGGACAGGTTTTATCTGTTGTTGGTGGAGTGCCAGCATGGGCAACTTCCGATGATGCTAATGCAATTCAAAATGCAATTGTTGATGCTAAGGGAGATATCATTTCAGCAACTGCTGCTGACACACCTGCAAGATTAGCAGTCGGTGCAAATGGAACTGTTTTAACTGCCGATAGTGCCGAAGCAACAGGATTAAAATGGGCAACCCCTGCTGGTGGTTCAACTTTTGTTGGAGCAAAAGCATACGGCACTACAAATCAAAGCATTTCTAATAATACTGTAACGACAATTACTTGGGCTAATGAAGAATTTGATACAGATGCAATTCACAGCACTTCAACAAATACTGAGAGATTGACAATACCAAGTGGCAAAACTGGTTATTGGCAAATTACAGCAAGCATTGGTTATGACACGAATGCTACTGGTGTTAGACAAATAAGATTATCAAAAAATGGAACTTATGTTAATAATGAACAAGTTAATGCTACATCTTCTTTTGGAAACATAATGGGATATTCAAATATACTTTATTTAACTGCTACCGATTATATTACATTAGAGGTCTATCAAACTTCTGGTGGTAGTTTAGATGTAATCAAATCTGCTGATACAAGTTATTTCGCAGCAAACTTTATAGGAGCATAATATGAAATTATACACACAAATCAAAGCAACTTATCCTGACATTGAGGATAAAGAGTTTAACAATGGCAGTATTGAGTTAAAAGATGACGGCGATGGTATTCAATACATAAGCAAATGGGAATACAGCGAGCCAATTCCCAAAGGTCTTAAATTAGGCAAACCTAAAGGCTAATGAAGCCTTACCTATCTAAAGCAGCTGTTCAATTGAGAGAGCAAATTGATGATTGCTTTGCCGATAGATCTAGAAAATCGGATGGTTGGATTTCAGACGCTAGGCATCAAAAAGTAAAATCGGATCACAACCCGTTGCCTTCGGGTGAGGTTTGTGCAATTGACATTACGGCTGATCTAGGTCAAGCCGAAGGCATATCTGCCTATCTTGCCGATCAAATCCGAATTGCTGGCAAAACAGATAAACGAATCAAATATGTTATTCATAATCATCATATTGCCAGCAAACTATTAAACTGGCGATGGCGTAAATACAAGGGCATAAATCCACACACCAAACATATTCATGTTTCATTTCATGCAAAACAATCAGGAGAGTTCTTTAACATCCCACTACTAGGAGGACAAATTGGCTGATAACTATAAAATCTCAATAGATCAAGGCGCAACTTATAGTTTAGCCTTAACATACAAAGACAGCGCAGGAGCAGCAATCAACCTAACTGGTTACACAGCTGCAATGCAGATTAGAAGCAGTTATGAAAGCACGACTACAGTTTTAAGTTTGACCTCGAGTGCTGGAATTGTCATTACCGCTGCAACAGGATTATTGACAATCACGATTACATCAACTCAAACTGCTGCATTGACACCGGCAGTTTATGTATATGACTTAGAGATAACATCTGGGTCAGGCGTTGTTACTCGTTTAATTCAAGGTTCAGTCATTGTTTCAGCTGAGGTAACTAGATGAGCAATACCTTAACAGTTACTGAGGTAGTCAATTCTGTAACAGTTACGCCTGTAGAAAATACTGTTACTGTTTCTGCGACAGGCTTGCAAGGGCCAAAGGGCGATACTGGTGCTACTGGTGCTACTGGTGCTACTGGTGCCACTGGAGCCACTGGAGCGCAAGGCCCATCCGGTGTTGCTGGCAACACAGAACATATTTCTGGTCGCTACTATCGGACACTTACTAATATAACTCCGATTGCTTCAACTTATAGCGCAAATATAACTAGATATACTCCCTTACTTATTCCAAGCACCACCACATACGATAGAATAGCAATTAGAACCGCCTCAACATTTTCAGGGACAGCAAGTGGTCGTCTTGGTATTTTTAATAATTTGAATGGAAAACCCGACACAGTTTTGCTTGATGCAGGCACAGTATCTATTACAGCACTCTCAACAATTTATCAAATAACAATCAATCAAACTTTACAGGCTGGTTTTTATTGGCTTGCTTTTAATTCAATTACAGCAGCGACTACCAATACATACTTTGCTGCTGAAAGCGCGGGCAATTCGGTTTCGTATATGTACAGTTTTGCAGACCTGTCCAGTAACGCACCTGCTATTGGTTTTACCAGAAGCGAAAATGCAAGTTCAAGTTTTACCACAGCCAGCAGTCCAAGCGTTTCTACAAATATACCCTTTGTTGCATTAAGGGCGGTCTAATGAAAACAATTACTTACGGCTTAGGCGGCTATGACGAATCAAAACCAAACAACAATATTGTTGAAGAAATCGACCTACTAGATGAGGAAACAAATGAAACTATCTAACAAGCACAAAGCAGCAATTAAGTCATATTTGAGAGCTGTGGCTGCATCCGGCATAACCGTCCTGTTAGCGATCGTTGCTGATATTCGACCAGAGTTTGCAATCTTGGCTGGTGCTTTAGTTGCACCTATTGCAAAAGCACTCGATCCAAAGTCTGGCAAAGAAGCTGATTATGGACTTAATGCGAAATGACAGCCAACGAATGGGTTGGTATAGCCGTTGGCGTATCCGCCGTATCTACAAGTTTATTGCTGGGTCTGCGCT